CAAGTATCTTGAAAACTCAATCCGTGCAGCACTTGGCGACGATGATGCGAAGCTTTATGTAAAAGCCGCTGATGATGCGTCAAACAATCCAGCAATGTTCCCAACCCGTCAATTGACCGAGGTTTGGAATCCGCTTGGCACAAATGTTCGCGGTTCTATCGATGCGCTCAGCCGTGGCACATTGCCTGACGCAGGGCTTACCTTTGAAATTCCAAAGATCACACAGCTTCCAGCTGTGACCGAAGAAGCCGAAGGCGGCGCGGTTGCTGATACAAATATCAATTCAGAGTTTATTTCTGTATCTGTTAAAAAATTCTCAGGTAGCCAAACATTTTCAGTTGAGCTTTTGGATCGCAGCTCACCTGTATTTTTGAACGAGCTTCTTGCAACAATGGAGCAGGCTTATTCAAAGGCGACAACGGAATACGCGAGCGATGTGCTACGCGATAACGGTGCGCTCAATGCAACAGCTCGCGCAAATGACAAAGACGGCTTGCTTGGTTATGTATCAAGCGCGGCTGCCGCTGTCTATGCTGCAACAAAGGGCTTCGCTCGCAATCTTGTTGTATCGCCTGATCAATGGGCAAATATCATGGGCTATTCAGACAATGGTCGCCCAATTTACAACGCTGTTGCGCCGATGAACGCAGGCGGATCAGTTACACCGACATCGCTTGTCGGCAATGTCGCTGGTTTGAATCTTTATGTTGATGCTTACAAGACAGGATCAGGCGACAACTCAATGTTTGTCATCAATCCTGATGCTTACACTTGGTATGAATCGCCACGCGCAACTCTCCGCGCCAATGTCATTGCCACAGGTCAGGTTTCCGTTCTCTATTACGGATTTGCTGCACTTGCTGTCAAAACGGGTGCTGGTTGCAACCGATTCAATTTCACCTAAGCCGACAAACTAATCATCGATCAGCTGCGCTCCCGTAGCTGATCGAGCCGAATCGAAAGGAACGCTCATGCCAAACATCGTCAGCGCACAAGAGCTGCGCAATGTGCTTGGCGTGAGCGTTTCGCTTTATCCTGACAGCTACCTTGATGACATCATCAACACAGCTGAATCATTGATCCTGCCGATGCTGGTCGCAAATTCATCAGCTGTCGCGCAATATGAGATCGAAAATAATGTGCTTTATGTATATACCGTCAGACCGCATTCTTTTGTCGTGGGACAAAGCGTGCAGGTCAATAATGTCGCGGCTTCCATCGACGCGACCTATACGGTGACGGCTGACTATAAGGCGTCACCGTATGTTTTTACAGCTGAAAAAGTCACAGCCGATGTGACGCTGCGCGCCGTCATTCCAAACGGATCAGCCACGCTCGTCGGCAAATCGGCAGCTGATATTTATGCAAACAACGACGCGGTTGAAAATGCCGTCATTATGACGAGCTCAGAGATATTTCAAGCCAAAACCGCCGCGGGTAATTCAATCGATGGCGTCGATTTTCAGGTTTCGCCGTGGAGAATGTCACGGCAGCTTCTCACTAGGGTTTCAGCCTTGCTTGCGCCTTATGCGGCAGTTGAATCGATGTGCCAATAATGCCAGCATCGTCAATTCAAACGAGCGTCAGAGATTCGCTACAAAACGCGCTTTCAGGCATTGCAGCGAATGTTTATGACAGCGTTCCCGAAGCGGTGATCCCGCCATTTTGCGCTTTAGTGCCCAATGATCCGTATTTGCAACCCAATCTAATTGGACAATCGACAATCAAATTGCAAATCAATCTAAAGATCACGGCAGCTGTGGCATATATGTCAAACAGCGCATCGCTGGACAATTTAGAAAAACTCATCATTAGCATTCTGGCGGTTATTCCGTCAGGTTACATCGTCGGCGACATTTCCGTGCCGTCGATCGTTTCGGTCGGATCGTCAAACCTGCTTAGTGCAGACATACCCGTTTCCACCTATTACACACAGACAAACTAGGAGCAAACATGGCAAACATCATCACAGGGCGCGATGTGTCTTTCACGATTGGTGGAAACAATTTTGACGCCCAAACGCTGTCAGCTGTGCTTTCAAATGAGCACATTATTGAAACCTATCAAACCCTAGATGGTCGCGCTTACAAGGCGATTGACGATCAATGGACTTTTGATATTGAAATGCTTGCAGATTGGGGCGCAACAGGATCGCTATGCGAAATCCTATGGGGCGTCTGCGAATCTGCGCCAAACACAGGCATTAGCACCGTGCTCACAGCGGCGTCAGGTGCTACATTCACATTTCAGGTGCTACCCGTTTTCCCATCGGTAGGCGGAACCGCACCTGACGCTCAAACCGTGACGATGAGCTTTACCGTCATTGGCACACCTGCTGAATCGTTCAGCTAGGAATTAGAGAAACGGGAGCAAAATGAAACTAGCAATTCAAATTGAATATAACTCAGGCGATGTCGCGACTTATATCGCTGCACCGCCTGAGTGGGCTAAGTGGGAGCAGAAAACAGGGTTTCGCATCGGTCAGGCGCAAGAAAAGATTGGCGTCAGCGATCTGATGTTTTTGGCTTATCACGCTATGAAGCGAGAAGCCGCGGGAAAGCCTGTGAAGCCTTATGACGCATGGTGCGACACAATCGCGGAGATCGTCGTAGGTGATAGCAACCCAAAAGCCACGCAAGCGGAAGCGTCAGCCGACTAATCATTGAGCTGTCAATTGCCACAGGCATTCCGATGTCTGAGTGGCATTCCGCGGAAGATATTTTGACCGCGCTTGAGATATTGGAGCAAAATGGCGAGCACAAACGAACGCGGAAAAATCCGCATCGAGGTTGATCCAATAGCCTTGAAAGACTTGCGCCAAACGCTCAAACTTTTCGATCAAGAAGCGTCAAAAGAAATTCGAGATCGTGCGCAGCCTTTGTCACAAATGCTGGCGCGTGAATTATCGGTTGCGGCGGCATTTTCGGCAGCACCGCCGCAAGCCATTCTTGTCGCAAAGTCAATCAGCACGCCACGCGATCGCATGATCCGCGTCGATATTGGCGGCTCAAAGAAAGTCGGGCGACCCTATGGCGGCGAGCGCGATACACGCGGCGCAGTTCGCAATCGCGTTTCAGCACAGGCAGGCGAGCTTTTATGGGGCAGCGAATACGGCAGCGGCGGTCAGCCGTATGACAGAGCTGGTCGAAAAATGGGCAGATCGCGATTTGTTAAGGGTCGAAATAAATCGGGCTATTGGATCAATCCGACAGTTGATGCAAACATTAAAGATGTGGCTGACGCTTACACAGACATTGTCAAGGATATAGTTAAGCGGTTGAAACTTGAAGGGCGGGCATAATGGCTGGAATTCCTAAAGTCAAGATTCAATTCGACGCCGATCTCGATGGTCTAAAAAAAGGCACTAGCGATGCCGATAAAGAAGTCGGCGGATTTGCAGATCGCGTCGGTGAGTTTGGAAAGAAAGCGGCGGCGGCTTTTGCCGTAGCTGGCGCAGCTGCGCTGGCATACGCTGGCAAATTGGCTGTCGATGGCGTCAAAGCTGCAATCGAAGATGAAGCGGCGCAGCTTAAGTTAGCGCGTGCGCTCGAAACCGCCACAGGTGCAACAAATGCACAGATCAAAGCTGTCGAGGATCAGATTCTAAAAACATCGCTGGCGACGGGTGTCGCTGACGATAAGTTGCGCCCTGCATTGCAGCGTTTGGCTCTTGCAACGGGCGACACAGAGAAAGCGCAAAAGCTTCTCAATCTTGCACTAGACATCAGCACAGCCACAGGCAAGCCGCTGGAAGCTGTATCGAATGCGCTTGGAAAAGCCTATGAAGGCAACACGACAGCATTGGGCAAATTGCAAGTCGGTTTGTCATCAGCTGAACTTAAAACGATGGATTTTGAAAGCGCAAGCGCACGGCTATCCGATTTATTTGGTGGCGCAGCGGCGGCAAACGCAGACACATTTCAAGGTCGTATCGATCGGATCAAAGTTGCATTTGATGAAACGAAAGAAAGCATCGGCGCAGCTCTTTTGCCTATTGTAGAAAAATTGCTTGGGTTTATCACACAGACGGTTTTGCCTGCGTTTTCTAAATTGTCCGATGCTCTCAGCGGATCAGGCGAAGGTTTGGTTGCTCGATTCACGACGCTTGGAAATTACTTGCGAGATTTCATCGAACCGATATTTGCAGCCGTGCGCGGCGCATTCAACAAGATTGGCGAAGCTATACAAGATCAGCGACCTAATTTTGAAAACATCATCAAAATACTTGGAGAAATTTACGAGTGGGCTAATAAATACATCATTCCAATCTTGCGCACCGGACTTGTGCAAGCTGTTGAATTTTTTGGCAATGCAGCTGCAACCGCGATCAAGGTGGTTGTGCCAATCATTGAGGGCGTTTATAACTCAATCAAGTCAATTGTCAATTTCATTATTGACATCATCAACACAGCGATAGCGGTGTATAACAAGGCAAATAACATTTTTGGCGGTAAAGACATCAATCCCGTCGGCAAGATTGGCGCAACATCGACATCGATGACGGGCAGCGTGCCCACATCATCGTTGCCGTTTGGCGGTGCTTCCGTCGGTGGCACTAGCTCATCAGGCACGACCGTCACAGGTGGCAAAACAGGCATTGCAGGGCTTACGGGCGGCACAGGCGGCGTTTCAGGTGGCGTTTCAGGCGGCGTGACAAAAGCCGAAGAGGAA